GGCTAAAACCTGCAAATTGTACTGTACTCATATCTACTCCTTATTAATTACTATACTAATATTATAGCAAAATGGCTATTCTGGGTCAACCAAAATCCACACAATTACGGTGTTTTTCTTGACGCTTATATCGTGTTTTTAACTCCACTGTACGGGACTTAAAAGGGCTGTTGCTCAAAAACAACACAATATGAGCACGAGTTTTTTGTGTTTTTTGCTTATTCTTCATAATATAGTAATTATACCATTTTGTGAATTACGAGTCGACCAAAAGAAAAAGCCCCAAAACGGGGCTTTTTTCAGTGTTGTTTTTGTGCAACGGATTACATTTCAACGTAATCTTCTTTACCACAACCACATTCTGGGCACTCAAATGTGTCTGCTAATTCGTCCCATTTTCCTTCTACTGCTTCGTCGTGTATATGACCGCAAATTACGCATACGTGTTCCATTATAGTGCCTCCAATTTAGATTGATATGCTTCGGCATGACGTTTTTCAACTCGAGCCAATGCTGAGAAACGCTTTTCTGCTTTGGCAAGAATTTCAGCAAATTGTTCTGCGTGTTCCTGGCTTTCGGCAATCTGCTCATCTGCTTCTGCCACTGCTGAACTGTTGCCTTCTGCTGCAGCAGCCGCTTTGAATTCAGGATACATTGTGGTAAACTCGTAAGTTTCGCCTTCGATGGCTTTTTCCAAGCATTCTTTAACAGAAGGTTTACCTACTAGTAATTCCAAATGACCCCAGGCGTGTAGTAGTTCTTGATCAGCTGTGTGTTCAAAGTGTAGAGCAATTTCTTCAAATCCTTGCTCTCTTGCCATTTTGGCAAAGTAACGATATTTGGTGTGAGCTTGTGACTCACCCGCAAATGCCGCTTCTAGGTTTTTAATTGTGATAGACATATTTTCTCCTTGTTGAATTGATTATATCAGTATTTATACTGAGATGTCAAGTGGTTTTCTTACCAATATATTCGTGACTGTAACAGAGTCGCCCAGCATCTCTAGCAGTGGTAGTACCACCATAGCCGGGCATTTTTCTGGCTGTGCCGTCTTTGTTTAGATAACTACCCAGGCGACTTTTTAGATTGGTTGACGTGGCTCTCCAGAGCGGACTGCGTTCTCGATGCTCACCAAAGCTGGGATGAGCTGTTTTACTAAAGTAACGCAGGCCACGACTCACATATAACTCAGCAATGGCATCTGAAAACGCTGTACCTATGCCCATACCTTGAAACTCTGGAAGTATCACAGTTCTATGTCCTCGCCAGTAGCTGTGAATATCTCTATTAGTTGAGTGTATGGCGGCATGGAATCCAATGGGTTTGTCGCCTAACAATAAAACATAATAGTGAGCTGATTTACTTATAGCAGTATCTAGATAGTGATACTTACTGAAATATCGCCAATAGTGGACACTTGTGCTTTGGATGGTGAGTGTAAGTTTTGGTCTTCGCCCCAGTCCCAGAAGTGACCTCCGGTTTTCTAAGACACAGAGGTCTGTGTCATAAACGCTATCAGGATCAAGCCACTCAATAATATCACGGTGGCAACTAGCGATATACAATGGTTCTTTAGTTTCTTGTCTGTCATAATATTTCCTTATGCTGAGTGCTAAACTTTTGGCTGTGTCACGATCTACTACTGATGTAAATTCATCAATAGTATTAATACCTCGATCTAAACACATGGCCATTTCAAATCTGTGATATTCGCCATTGCTGAGTGTAGCTGGCGATCGAAACCAAGCTGGGATGGTTCTAAGGCCACAGGCCAATAATAATTCTTCACCACGCTCGGGCGAAGAAAAATTGTTAATTACACTCATATCGTTATTGATGTAGTCAAGAATGCTCTTGTTGGTGCGAGTCAGCGTGTTTAGTATTGTGCTCTTGCCTGACCCACTTGTGCCTACAATTAACACAATGCCTTCGGTAGGTAATTCGGGTATTGTAATCTTAGGTTCTTGATAATCTCGGATGTCGTACTTGGCTCGGAGTTCTTCTAAGTAACTCATTCTGTTACCTCAAACAGTTCTGGAGGTAAATGTGTAGCATTAGCATATCTGGTTAAATGGTGTCCGTTGTCAGTGGTTACACGTTGATGACACACTCGGCACAGTACTTCAAGATTTGCTGGATTGTTATTATGACGGTCGCCGTCGATGTGATTTACATCTAACTGTCCAGGTTTTGTAATGTGTGACGTACATTTAAATCCGTGATGTGCATCTGTGTTGGAACAGCCTTGGTTAATTTTCCAGTTGTCTATTGCTGTCTTTCCTTTGCCGCGATGATACTCGCAAAACATTTTCCATTTGTATCCAGGAGCCTGTTGCCCTGTTCTATCGTATTTTTTGTGATAGCTAACTCGTTCAATACAATCGGGTAATGCACACTTTGGTGCCCATAAATTTGTCATATTAATTCCAATCAGTTAAAGTAATAATAGTTTATAAGTTTAAACGAAATAGTATTTTTAATCGACCTTATTGGCTGTTTTCGAGATTATTAAGGTATGTGGCTAAATCGCCGGCGTGTAACTGTAGCATCACAGCATCGGTTTCACTGTGTACTTCAATTTGGGTTAATTTGGTAATGTAATATGGAGAGGTTAACAGTCGTTCAAGTTGTAGATATTGACGACCTACAATTTTTTTCTGTATTTCTACTGCATGGAATTTTAATTCAGTGTGTTTTTTGACCCACCGATATCCTACTGTGGTTAATCTAAGACTGTGGCTGTTAACAGGATTGTACCACCATTGATATTCTACACCAGGCCAATCTGCTCCGGGCTCAACATAGTCAATAAACTGCTGAGTCCACTGAGATTGTAAATCACTGTTGGTAGACTGTTTCACCTTGTTTTAAGAGTACAACAGAAAATTTATCTGTCTTAAAAAGGGTATTGAGTTTCTTGGCCAAGTTGATAGCATGACCAGAATTACTAAAGCTGACCTTTTTATATTTTGGTCCAGGATAGGCAATTAAGGTATTTGACGTTTTAAGATTTATAGGTTGGTTGTCGTAGAACACCGCCCATATGCCTTCGCTGGCTAACACTTGATCACTTTTATAATTTGACTTATTTACATGGTCCAACAACACCGTTGGTTTTGGTCGACTCATCTCAATCTTCCTTGATATACTGTTTATTTAGCATGGATAACGGCGCATATTATTTAAAACTGCCTCCGTCCATACTTATCTCAGTGACTTCAACATCTGCCTGAGGTTTTGTCTGCAACTCACTGATATTAGCCAATAAACTAAAGATTTCAGCGTGTAAATTACGAGCTTCTTGTGCTGTTAGTACAAGATTTTTAGCCATGGATTGGTTCATTACACGAACCTTGTCGTTGAACATCTGTACGGGTAATGTAGGTTTACTGTCCATTTGCAGTCCTTAATGCTGATACCATCTGTTCTAGTGTGCGAAACGGTCCTTGATACTCATAACGATTTAGTGTAATGGCCTTGGGACAATAGGCACGGGCCCAGTTGTGATTAAATTTAATAATATAATAACCAGCACAAAAATAACTTTTACTTTTGGCAGTTTTAGTAAAGATAGGCAAGTGTCTTTGTACATCAAATAAGACATTGTGTGGTCGATGTGGGGTTGGGTATCCCTGTATATCATAGACTGTACCGGGTTCGTGTTTGACTTTTTCTGCCTTGACAAATTCTATATTGTATTTTTTACTTAGTAATCGAATATTAGAAAATACTTCGCGTTCGGTGTTTCTTACATAGGCCACACCGCCTTCATCGATAGCCTGTATAGTGGCAATCTTTTCTCCGGCTTCTTCGACAATCCAAAATTTATTTTTTACTATTTGTTTAGCAACAGTTTCTGACATAGGTTATCCTTTTAAACAGCTCATAGTTATTATCTTACCTAGTTCGCGATCAAAGTCTGCATCTTCGGCTATAATATATAAATCCGGTGATTCGTTTTGTGTATAACTACGATTATTAATCTGTACTATCCATCCGCCTGTGGCCTTTGCCACTGTAAAGTTTATACCACCTTTGACATCTATCTGCGGTGGCAGTGGAGTGTTTATACTACCATTAAAGGTATAAGGACTAGTGCCTAATCCTCCACCATTTAATACATACCCTGTTGACATGTTGTTTTCCTTTGTGTCGTCTCTTACAGTTATTTTACCGGCACCTAACCAGTTAAATATTCGAATTCTTAATTTTTTAGATATCATTGTGGTAGTTGATGATTCTCGTTGTCATTATCGGTTAATGCTACCATAATATCTACCTGTTCCTGTGCCTGCTTCAGCCTAGCCACAGCATCGGCGACACCTGGATGTGTCCGAGCCAATTCCGCTAGACGCCGTTCTTCAGCCATCTTTTGTTTAGCCCAATCTAGTATGTCAATGGCTTCGTAGCTGAGATTGACAGAAGGCATTCCTGGAGTCAATGGCATCCAAGACGTGCCATCAAATACTTCGAATCTGTTATTCATGCATCTTACTGCACCTTGTAGAGGATTGTGCAAATTAGGATATACATTAGGTAGGCTAGAGTAGCTACCATCAACATACAAATATCCGCCGTTCCGTCCTGTTGTTACTCCGCTGATCATGATCTCAATAACTCCATGCTAACAATGTGCCCGATAGCAGTAGCAACATCATCGCCTTCGGGTATCACGTGTGTAATAGTACGAGTCTGATCAGCTTTGTGATCATACGTTCTGATCTGTACTATTGTTCCGCCTTGTGCTGACATAATATTAAAGGTCAGGCCTTCTATGTCAACTGATCCAAGTGGCCTAACAGCTAGCTCGATAGAATCTCTATTTCTAAGGTTGCGGTTATAGTCCCACACCCATTGTATTATCTTTGACCAAATCAATTTAATCATTCTGGGTACCTCGCTGATAAAAATTCTACATAACCCTGTGCTTGGTCGCTAATGCGTTTTAAATCATACCGGCCACAGAACTTTAAAAACAATGTGCCTATCTGTGATACTGACTTTGGAACACTGTTAATAGCAATAGTTTCGGCAATTTTAACCTTGATGTCTTCGGGCTGTGCAGTTAAGTCTACCAAGGTAACATTACGATTGTAATCGTCTAGTACACGATGTTCAACACCATTATGGTCAGTCCAACGCTGTAGCATTAGGTTGTTCCACGCAAAGCCCTTTTTATCGCGGTCTTCAAATGCTTCTTGGAGCCCAACTTTATTCTTACTTCCAACTTTCCTAACCCCAGGGAACGCACTGAAAACGTTGTCTGTGGGATCTCCTCGCATACATTTTTCAAAAAGTATCCAGCTTGGATCAGGAATGGATTTGTTTTCTTTAGTTTTTTTATCTTTGACTGGGGCACCTTTTTTGTCAAATATGCCTTCAATAGTGTGTAGTTCATCTGCAATCCCATTGTATTGTTTTACATTCTTGCCTAACAGCTGATAAAAATCTGTGTCGCTACTGACTATAACATGCTCATCTGTTGGGTGAGCCTGTATCCAGCCAGCAATTAAATCATCTGCTTCTAGGTTTTCGTGACGCAATACTGTGCAATTAGTTTTTTCTGATAAGAATGTTTTAAGCTCATCAAAGGTTTCCCAAAATAGTCGATCTTCTTCAGCTTCAGCTTCGGTAAGTGCCTGACGTGCTACAGCACGATTCTTTTTATATGGTTCGTAAAAATCTTTACGCCAACTACGCCCTTCTAGGCAGAATACCACATGATCGGCCTTTTGGTCACGGAATGCTTTGTTTACACTACCTAAGGTAACGTGTATAGCAAAGCCTAGTCGATCCCAAGTATCTGATTGTCTATGAGCGGCGTGACGAGCACGGAAAAATGTATTAGCAGTATCTACAAGTAAGTATTTCATGTAGTTATAATAGCATATTATTATTTATTAGTCAACAATTTTAACAACATATTGGAATATAAAAAATCTGCCCAAGCTCGATGTGCATCTGGACCAAAATGGTAAGAATCTGGTTTAACTGTTTTAAATCCATTATTTTTACACCAATTATAGTAGGTAAAATCCGGATTGTAAGGTTCTAAATAACGACCGTTCCAGTCTAACTGTTCAGTACCTGTCCACGGCTCATACGCAGTAAAAAAGAAATGATTTACACCTTGACGTTCTAAATCGCGATGAAAATTGTATATGTATTGGTGAGAAAAGTTCATCGACGTTTGCCAGTCTACTTCTACTATCCATTTTTTATAACGATTTTTTATTTCGTCAGGCCAATCTTCGCCAATCCCACCAGCATTTATCTGCCAGTATACATCATTGTGTAACCATTCCTGTCGTTCCCAGGTACTCCACCCGATTATAACTAGATCAGGACGAGGATTATATTCTAAGTAATGTTTAGTAGTTCTTATTATGCGACTGTTACTGCTGGCACTTTCAGCATCACAATGCAATCGAGCACCAAGTTGATTGGCTATGTGGCACCCATAACTTACACGCTCATTATCCGGGTGTGGTCTGCGACCCAGTGCCCAATA